TTCACAGCCATAAAATCTTCGAATTCCTCTTGTCTTTTTGAAAAATCTTTATCAAATTGACTTTTTCTATCATTTTGTATTTCCTCATATGTAATTAATTCTTTAACAGGAGGGTCATTATGTATTTTTATTTTACTAGGTTGATATGGATATGTTTTTGTTATGTGATTAAGAATAAGGAGAATATATTTTTTATTTATATCTACTAATGAGTTTGTTTTGGTTTTTTCAACTTCAAAAAATCCTTTAATATTATTTACAAATACATCATAAATTTTACTTTGGATATCAGGTGAAAGAAATTTAAAAATATCCTCATCGCTCACAACATCCCATAACATTTGAGTATTTTCTTTTTGTATAAATTGTTTTAATGACATTTAAATATATAATAATACTATTGTGTTTTTATATATTTTTATAACGAATCATTGAAATAAATATGTCTAAATTTCTGCATATATTCGTCTTTTAAAATATGTGTTTTTAAATAATGTTCTGTCATTTTATCTTCTAACATATGAACAATGAAAAAAATTGAGTAAATACCACATTCTGTATTTCCGTATTGGTGTTCAATACCTTGATTACTATCAACCTTAAAATTTATTTTTGGATTAATATTCAAACCTTGATCTTTAATCCTATTAATTAAATTTTCAATTTCTTTGGGCGCTGGGTCTCCTGTACTATCAAAGAAAAATATTTTACCCTTTCTAATATTAATAAACATTGATATCCAATGTTGACCTGGTTTATTATGAGGATCAGTATTAAAAATAATTCCTATTTTAGTTTTACCTTGTTTGATTAATTTTTCTAGATTAAAATTACACAATTCTTCCCAAACGCATTCTCCGTATAATTTCTTTGTATCAAAATCAATGGGAGATGGACCAATAAAATCAAACTCCTTATAAGCTTTCTCATATTGTTTCATAACCTTCATAATATCTGTACTGGATAACCATTCATTTGGATTTTTTTTCCATTCTGCAGGTGATTCCGGAGCAAAAGAATCTGTCAACTCGCTTTCAAGTTGTCCAAACGCACCTTTTTGTCGTAACCAACACGCTTCATTATTACATATATCTTTTAAATATTCACTTAATTTTTTATGAATTTCTTTTGGAGAATTTGAATTTATTTTTACATCAGGATGTCTGGCATTCCAACGGTCCCTTAATTGAATAAGTGATTTATTCGTATAACAAGTAAATTCATTCAACTCGTCTTTACTTTTTGGACTGCAGTTTATTTTTTTAATAGTTTTGTTTTTACCTGAACCACGTTTTACTCTATTATTTGCTGTTTTATTTTTGGATTTATTCTTTATAATTGTTTTTTTATTTCTTTGTCTTTTGAGTGTCTTCATAAATAATAGTGATATTCTTTTTTTTCTCAATGTCTTTTATTCCCTTATTTTTTAATTCTGGACTCATAATATCAACTTCTCTCGATTTTGGAAAAATAACATTATCTGCTTTTTTATTTCCTTTTCGTTTAATATATTTATCTAAAGTTGGTAGATCCATTTTAACCGAACGCATGATTATTTTGTCTGCTTCCATAGAATTTCCAGATATGTCTATATTATCGTTTCTACATATTTCGTCAGGAAATTCCACGTCTTTATATTCCTCTTGTAATAAGTCATTATTGTCGACAATTTTGAAATAGTGTATAGCTGATTTAATAAATGTATCATATGCATATTTAACATCAGGTGACAATTCTTTCGGAGTATTATTAGTTATTAATTCCTTAAATAAATTGAAAATACGTTTTCTATAAAATTGGAATTCTTCTTTATTTATTTGTTTTTCTCTCTGTTTCATTACATGTTTTCCCATAGTTTCCTTGTTTAAAAGACAATCTAACGTTATCTGATCAACCAATGATTGAGACATATAATAAAATCATAAATTTAATTTTATATTTATCCTTGTTTTCATTTTAACAATTCTGTTTTGTTATATCCTTAACTTGACATCTTGTACTATTGAAAAATATAGATGTCCCACATATACTATCTGATGGATTTGGATTAAATGAATCAAATGTTTCACTCCTAAATAACATTTCATGTGGATTTGGTTGTGATGTAGGTTGAAATTTATATGTATATAAATCACTATTTGAGCTAGGAACATATGTTGCTTGACTACATTTTTGCAGAGCATATATTTGGTTTCTTAATTCAGATTCAGTATTAATATTTGACGCAAAACCAGACCATGGTGATTGCGTGTTTCCTGGGTTAAATACTTGATGAACATTATATGTTGGTAATTGTGCGAATGGAACATTTATCGGTTTTCTAGGGTCTACAATAGGAAAATAAGAATACTTTGTCATTACCGGTCTCACATCTAAATATGGTTGCAGTAGTTGCGATGGAATATTTCTATCATATATACGATTATTTGTTTGTCTATGAATTTCCGATACAGGTTCTTGAGCCATTTGATATATTTATATATTATTATTTTTTATAAAAAGCTTAAAGCCTAAACCATTATTTTAATATTATATGTGTGGAATTTTTGCTTTACTAAATTCAAATGTTCATTCACAAATTAATATGGGTATGATTGCAGAGGTATTTCAAAGAGGTAAAAATAGAGGACCTGAAACTTCTAAATTAGTTTCTTATTCTAATCAAGAGATAGTTTTAGGTTTTCACCGCTTAGCCATTAATGGACTAAATGAAGAAGCTAACCAACCACTTATTTTAAATGGAGTAGAGTTAATATGTAATGGAGAAATATATAATTATAAGAATTTATATAAATCTATGAATGTTACACCTAACACTGATTCAGATTGCGAAGTTATAATTCATTTATATTTAAAATATGGTATTGAACAAACATTGGTTATGCTTGATGGTGAATTTGCGTTTATTCTATATGATAGAAAAGAAAGCAAAATATTTGCAGCAAGAGACCCTTATGGAGTAAGACCTTTGTACAAACTTAGTAAAAATAGTAATACTTCTTCTGATAATATTAATTCTGATTTTACTTGTGTAGAAGGTTTTGCTTCTGAACTTAAAATGCTTGAACCATTTTATAATTTGGACCCGGAAAAATCTTATGTAAATCAGTTTCAACCAGGAACTTATTCTGTCTTTACATATAACTCTGATAAACAGTGGTTCTCTTCTATAAATAATCTGGCTTATTTTATTCCTACATTTCCTAATAGTGAAATTGTACATATTTTAACTATAACAAGTACAAAGGAATACAAAGATGTATTATATTCCAGAATTACATCTGCATTATCTGGTGCTGTTCTTAAACGATGTCAAACTACTGAACGCCCAGTTGCATGTTTATTGAGTGGAGGACTTGATAGTAGTTTGGTTGCTGCTTTGGTAAGTGAATATTTTAAAACCTTTAAAAGTACAGCAGAACGTGTTGAAACTTATAGTATTGGGCTTGAAAATTCGGAAGATATTAAATATGCACGAATAGTTGCTGATTATATCGGATCAAAACACACCGAAATTATTGTCACTGAAAAACAAATGTTTGACGCTATTCCAGAGGTAATTAAAGCGATTGAAAGCTATGATACAACTACAGTGAGAGCAAGTATTGGAAATTATTTAATCGGAAAATATATTGCTGCTAATTCTCAGGCAAAGGTGATTTTTAATGGTGACGGTTCGGATGAATTATTTGGTGGTTATTTATATATGAATAAATGCCCTGATGATATTGAGTTTGATAAGGAAACACGGCGATTATTAAAAGATATTCATATATTTGATGTTTTACGATGTGACAAATCCATTTCATCGAACGGTCTAGAACCGCGTACAGCATTTTTAGACAGGAACTTTGTCAATATTGTTTTATCCATCCATCCATATTTTCGTAATCATAAAAATTATTTTCAACAATTAGAAAAATATTTGTTACGTAATAGCTTTAAAAAAGAATTTTATACAGATTGTCTTGGCAGACAAATTTTGCCAGATGAAATATTATGGAGAAGAAAAGAAGCATTTAGTGATGGGGTCAGTTCACATGGGCGTTCATTATTTACTATTTTACAAGAATTTATAGCTAAACACTATGGTGAAGTAGAACCAATGCCTAATAAACCATGTATCGAGTTAGAAAAAAGATATTACAAGGAAATTTTTGACAAGGAATATCCAAACTGTTCACATATTTTGCCTTATTATTGGATGCCAAAATATACTAACGCAAGTGATCCTAGTGCTAGAACTTTAGATTTATATAAATAATGTAATATATAATTAAATTTAATTAATATTTACTTGTAAATATATACCTTTTATCTTGTATTAATATATGATTAAATCCCAACTCCATCGATTGCAGGAAATATTATTTAATATTTTTATTGTCGTCTCTTATTCTCTAATTATTTTTTCTTTTCTTGGCTTATCTCAATCAGCCGAACAATATTTGCAATCTTTAGATTATTATGTTAGAATATATATTTGCTTATTTTTGATATGGAGATTTAATCCTTTTAGAAGTAGTTATGAATTCACTGATTTAGACCGTAAAATAGCATTTAGTGGTGGTCTATTAATCTTAACAACGTCAGCATTAAATGAATATTTAACTGATATTAAGAATGTTATTAAACAAACTTTTTAAGAGTTTTATTTTTTTTATTACATCTATTTTTAATAGTTCTATTTTTTGTAGACTGATTAAAAAATGCTTGTAAATGTGAGATTATATGTTTTCCAAGCACTTTGTCAACTTCATATTCTTTTTCATCCTTTGAAATCACCTTGTAGTTATATAATTTTATATGTTCCATCATAAAGCTATTGAAATCAGTTTCAAGACCCAATATTTTTTTTCCTATTTCTGATCCTGAAAAGTGTTCTAACATATATTCGAATGGCAAGTCATAGTAATAAGGTTTAATATTTATATAATAGATGTTATTGTGTGCCATATCTGGAAAAAAATTATCATCCATAAAACAAATTTCGGCGTCAATTGGTATTTTAGTACATTTAATTAAATCTTTATGTGTTTTATCTTGACTGGTTCTACATATTTCTACACGTTTACCATTTATTTTAAATGCTGCAATAATCTGATCTACTAATTTGTAATTAATTTTGTTTTCAAAATATTTTATTATATGTTGTGCCCATTCACGAGGACCACTGTTATTTGTATAGATCATCATTTTATGGCAAGAATTCATTTTTTTTTTTCTCTTTAAGTATGTTAAAATATTTATTATATTTGGTCTAAGAAATTCTGGAAATAAATCAAGTATCTGATTAAAGTCACTTTGGGTTAGATGATTTTTATTTTTAATTTTTAAATAATTCGATAAGCTATCCCAAAATATGCTATATTGAGTAAAATAGCCAAGTGTTTCATCTAAATCAAATACTACTACTTTCATAACTAATATATATTGAGAAATTATTTTTAATTATCCGTAATATAGTGTAGTATAGTGTAGTATAATGTAAATTAATTATTTTGAATTTAATAATTTTTGTGAATAGATATTTAATTATTTTATTTGTAAAATATATACATCCATGTCCGAACTTACAAATAGTGATTATAAGAAAATTTTAGAGTTTTATAATAAACCTATACCTAAATCTAAGCGCTTGTTAAAGGTACAAGCGGAAAAACTACTCGTCAGCAAATTATGCCGTTGTATTAAAAAAGTGGACAAAGAAAATGAAGCTCGTGCAATTGGTATATGTACAAAAACAATCATTAATAGTAAGGGACTTATACGTGGAAAATTCACATGTAAAAAAAGACAAGAAATTAATCTTAAAAAGAAAAATAATATGACAAGAAAAAGTAGAAAATAATTATATCAAACTATAATAAGATGAAATATGTTGATATAATTATTATTGGAAGTGGTATGTCTGGACTATACAGTGCATTTCACATTAAACAGTTCTCTCCAGGTACTTCTTTTTTAATTTTAGAAAAACATAAAAAAACATGGATTGGTGGTAGAACCAGTAATGAAATGTTTTACGGAACTGAAATTGTTACTGGTGCAGGAATTGGAAGAAAATCTAAGGACAAATTATTGCATAAATTGCTGACATACTTTAAATTAACTTCACCAGAATATATTGTTAACCCATATAAGTCTAGATTAGTACATTCTGTCGATATTAATAAAGTTATGGATCATTTAAGAAAAGAATATAAAACATTTGAGAAAGACAGACCTGTAACATTTAAGCAGTTTGCTACTAAAATTCTTGGAGAGAAAAATTATAATAATTTCATTATTTCTGCTGGGTACACTGACTATGAAAATGAAGATGCATTTGAAACATTATACTATTATGGAATGGAAGATAATGCTTGCTGTTGGAAAGCATTTCATGTTCCTTGGCGAAAACTTGTATTGAAATTATACCATCATATTGGGGCTGAACATTTTAAATTTTCTTCTAAAGTACTTGGTATTACTAAGACACAGGAGAACCCGTGTAGATTTTCAATTGACACTGAAAATGGGACCAAATATGTGTGTAATAAGGTGATTATTGCATCTACTATTTATACTGTGAGAAAGTTGTTACCATCTTATCCTATTTATAATGATATTGAAGGGCAACCTTTTTTGCGTTTGTATGCAAAATTTACCAAAAGTTCAATCCCTATTTTAAAAGAATATATAAAAGGTTTTACATTTGTACCTGGGCCTTTACAGCGAATTATTCCGATGGATCCTGATAATGGAGTTTATATGATTGCTTATAATGATAATAATAATGCAATTGCACTTAAAAATAATCTACAAAATACGCAATCTAATAGGCATTTATATGAAAGACTTTTAGAAATGTCTTTGGGTATACCTGAAAATTCGCTGCATATTATTGCTATTAAGGATTATTATTGGCCTATTGGTACACATTATTACAAACCATTAAATAAAGACCTGTATAGTTCAAGAGAAAAATTTATAGATAAAGCTCAACACCCAGAGGAAGGTATTTTAGTTGTAGGAGAAGCAGTAAGTCGCAATCAGGGTTGGACACTTGGTGCTTTAGAGAGCGTAAAAGCTGTTGTCACTAAACAATGGGTTAAAAAAGAGTGTTAGACCAATTTACACCCTTGAAGATTTTAAATGGAATAGAAATAACTTAAATAACTTAAATAAATTATTTTATTAAATATATAATGGATTATCGTTTTGGACCAAATAAACCCAAATTCACAGGAAGTGATAAAGAATGGAATAAATTAAAACAAGAAATCGCTTGGTGGAATGAAGAGACATCTAATTATCCTTTTGTTACTGTAATCTGCCCTCATTGTGGAACAAAAAATATACACAAAGATGATGGATTAGATACCCATAGAGAGTGTCATTTGATGTTAGATAAGAAAGGTAAAAAAATATATTATGATTGTCCTGGTTACTATATATGTAGATATATCAATACACCAAGATAGTGCCATTTTAAATGGTGTAAAATAAAATTATATAATATTTATATTACAATATAATGTAAATATTATTCTAATCTATACTATTTCCATATTATTTTCTAGAAGTCCAGGCATATTATATTTATGTTTTATAAAATCATCTACTATTTCAAAACAACCTTCAACCCAACCTTGATTTAAAGTAATATCATTATTTAAATAACAAATATTGTCATTTATATTAATCAAATCTTGAATTATTGAATTAGTTGATTGTTCAAAATTACCAGATTTCCACAAAGTCATTCCATTTTTCCAATAAGTCCAAGAAATACCATCAGGAAATGGTATATTTATATTATAATTTTGAAAAAATTGATTTAACATATCAATTAATGTATTTACCATATTCATTGTTTGATCATTTACTGGAATAAAATCAATTTGGTTTTCATATGGAATAAAATTAGACCAAAATAAGCCTTGATTTGCTGCTGCATATATCATTAAAGTATTATTATTGTAAAACCATAACTGACCAAGATTTAAATCAGTTGTGCATCTTCCGCCAAAAAACCCAAGTTCATTCCACCAATTGTTTTTATAATGTAAAAAAATTTTAAACAGAACAAACTCTCTTATATTTTTAGATATAGAATAAGTAAATTTATTACTAAATCCTTGAATATTACATATAACATCTGTTGGTGTGCATATATATAATTTTTTTGTAGTAATATGGAAATTTTGTTTAGTATTTATGTCACATGCATAAACAGAGACTTTATTATAATTACTTTCTTTAAATTTATAAAAGTTAGTATTGTTAATAATTAAGTTATTTTGATCTGTCTTATTTGAAGATAATTCATTAAATGAAATTTTTTTGAAATTATTCATTAGTTTAATAGGTATTTGCTGATATCCATGTTTAACAAAATGTTGTTGTTCAGATGGTTTTTTTGATTTGCTATTAAGGCTCATTTCTTCAATAGCACAGCATAAAAATTGTTCATCTTTATCAAACATATTTCCATATCCACTAATATCTAAATATCTTTTCCAATTATCACTTGAAATAGGTACAAGTCCATTATTAGTTACTTCATGTTTAAAATTAAGTGCTGTAAGATTTATATAATTATATAATTGTTTTTTATATTTAATCATATCTTTACTATCAATATTAAACCCTAAATTTTTAAATACATGAGTTATATTTTCTTTAAGTATAGCTCCAACATCTTCATTTTTTTCATATTCTTTTAAATGATATACAGTATCCGTTTCAGGAAAAAGATTATCATTTCTAAAAGTACGTTGTCTTGCATAGAATAAATTATTATCACTAATAAATGGAACAAGTACTGTTTCTAAATTTAACTCATTTACCATCTTATTAACACATGGATGTATATTTGGAAAAAATCGCATTCCACCATGTTCATCTGCTATTTCTAATGGATTTTCAGATGAATTTGATTTATGATTTACTGACAAGAGCCTACCACCAATGCGATCATTTTTTTCTAGAACAAGTATTTTTTGATTTGGAAATTGAGTAGATAATCTATTTGAAAGATATGCTCCAGTGACACCAGCACCAATAATAACAATATCAAATTCTTGACTAATATTTGTAATTTGATATAAATTTTGATAAATATAGAAAATTATTACAGCTAAAATTATGAAAATTATGAAAAGTATAAAAATCATTAAATAATCATTTTTTTTCATGTTATTTTATTATAAATATTATAAATATTATATATATTATTATTTTATAATTTTTATAATTGACTTGTTATTTAAACAAATAATACAGATGATATCCAATTGATGCGAACCCCAACATTAATAATATTTCAAAGAATTTTCTCGTAGTCTTCTCTCCATTATAACCAATATATATTAATAAAGGTCCGATAATATAGACGTGAATTAGGTTCACCCATATAGATTTACCAGTATTAAATATTTTGTATAGATGATAAAATATAATTAAAAATCCCAAAAATAATAGTATACTAAATAAGGGTTTATATATTTTTTCTCTATTAATGCCAACATAAAGAAATAGGGTTCCAACTATTAAAACGTGAAATAAATGAACAAATGCGTCGTAATCCATTATATTAATTAATTATATTATTTTCTATAATTATTTTATGAAGGGTTTTAAGTACGAAAATACAGAAACAGTTCTCCAAAAAGGAGGAAAAATTGTGCGTAATGTAACTATTAAGAAGGGTAGAGGTTATAAAAGTATCACAAAATACCATAATGGAAAAAAATTTTCTAGTGTAAAAAAACCAATACATAAGAGTGATATTGAATTAATCAAAAAAGGTGTCTTTATACCTGGACTATTTCAGGACTGTAAAAATTGCAAAACAAAAAAGAGAAAAGCAGGCGGTTTCGATATAGAAATGGGACCTGAAATTAAACCAATTAAACCGTATCCTGTCCCTCCAGATCCACAGAGATTTAAAAAATATGATGAACAATTTAGATCACGACCAGCATCACCCGAGGAAGCAGTTAGTTTATTTTCTGGTCCAACACCAGAGGCTAGAGAGGCTTTAGAGAGAAGAAAAATGGGATTGGAAGACCCAAGGGATGTTAATCCATTTGAACAAGAATTAAAGATTTTTAGAGGTGGCAGAAGAAGTATAAGACGAATATCGTTTTAACTTGAAAGATGATCAAGTGCTGATAATAAAACCAATTCTTGATCTGTTAACTTTTGGAATATAAGATTTTTATCCATAGAAATTCGAAAATGTCGAACAGGAAATCCAAAATTTTTACAAATGCAAAATACACCATCGTCCGTTATTTTCATTTCACAGAATATAGCCCCTTTAGTTAGTTGAATATTTGTTGGGTCTTCAATTGGTATCCATCTTAAAAATGTACCATATTTTAATTCATTCATCTCGTCAACATATTTATAATCCTTTAATTTATTAAATATATCAATTAATTCTTTTTTTGGTAATTCAAGCTCCTTTAAAATTTTTAAATTCATTTCTCTTATTTTCT